GCCACGGGTGCAACCACCGCAGCAGCCACGGGTGCAACTGCCATATCGACCATTGAAAAGGCATCGGTTATCCTTGCGGTTATCTCGGCAGCCTTGCAGGTGGCTACGGCAATTGCCAACCTCTTCAACAATGACGATAGCAAGGAGAAGGAGATAGGCAGGCTGCAAGAGCGTATCGACCAGCTACAATGGGAGTTGGACAACGCCGAGGCCGTACGCCTACAAAAGAATACGGGCGATGCCGTAGAACGGTTGAAACAAGTGTATCAAGAGGCTACCGTAGAGGTCAATAACATGTATGGCGCAATAAGTAGAGGTCATGGTGTTAGCGGATGGGTCAATATGCTTGTAGAAAGGGCAAGGCGTGACGTAATAGCATACCAAAAGACAGTTGAGAAGCTTACTGACACGTATGTCCAATTGGATTATACCGCGAACAAAGCACTTGGCACTAAGTCGTTCGAGGAGGCGAAAGATAGGGTTAAGAACCTTGTTAACCAGCAGGTGCTTATCAAGCGGCAGATTGACGAGGAGAAGAGTAAGAAAAGCAGCGATGACGGTAAAATTTCCGAATGGGAACGCAAGATAAAGGAACTGAGCAACCAAGCGGTAGAGGTTATCAACCAATTGCTGGAAGCCATCATCGGACACACGGCAGAAGACCTCGCCAAGGAACTCGGTAACGCATTCTTTGATGCGGTAGAGCAAGGCAAGGACGCGATGGACGCTTGGCACGCCAAAGTTAAGGATATAATAGCCGACATCGTTAAGAGGATGGCCATTAAGGAGGCATTGGAGAAGCCACTTGGAGACCTCTTCAATAAATATAAGAAAGTGTGGTTTGACGACAAAGGGAACTTCAAGAATGGCAGTAATGCCGTCATGAACTCGATGAACGATTTCTCCCGCGACTTGGATAACCTCGGCAACACATTCAACAACTTTTGGCAATCCCTACCCCCATCCATTAAAGGCACGATGGAAAACATCACAGACCGCGAGGGGACGAGCAAGGGTATCGCCACGGCATCACAAGAGAGTGTGGACGAGAATAACGCGCGGTTAACCACCATCCAAGGACACACATTCACGCTTGTGCAAGGATTGGCGGAGTTAAACAACACAAGTAATCTCATCCTCATGCGCGTTACGGGCATAGAGCGTAATACGGATGCCGCCAACGCCAAATTGGAAAGGATGGACGCTCGGATGAAGAGCATGGACGATAGCCTAGATGACATCGCCACACGCGGGATTAAGATTAAAACATAGGAATTATGAATATCGTAGACAAGGTGACAATGACGGTTGAGGGCATGGGGGCATGCGACACTTTCGAAGGGCGCACGCTTGACAAGCTGATTGAACAGCTGTTCACACCGCAGGGTTTGGAGTTCGTTATGAAAAACGCGTACCCCGACCTAGACACATTCCGTAAGTTCAAGAAATACGGAGTGGAAGAGAAAGGCGTGTACATCGACTGCGGAGACATCATGCTTACCGACCCCGAGAGGGTTTTCCTCATCGGTGACACGCGCGCCACACTTAATTTCACGCAGACACGCGCCTATAAGGTGCGGTTAATGTTTGGGGCAAAAGCCACGGTCAACGCATCGGGATATTCCGTAGTGGGTGTGGGCAAGGACAGGATGTCGCGCATTGAAGTAAATACATCAGATAACGCGCTAATATTGAGATAAGCAGGATGAAAGGCAAGTTATTCATAGACGGCACAGATGCATACGTCAAGTATGGCGTATTCGTAGAGAAGCAGGGGTTGAAAGGGCTTGTGCAGATGCCTGCGTTCAAGAAGCTGGACGCTATCATGTGGCCAGAGCATGATGGAGAGGAGGTGGACTTGACAGCCCCCGTGCTGGACGCAAAGGCCGTACAGCTGCCCCTTGTCATCGTGGACGCTAAGCGTGCGGAACTTCTGTTCAACGACTTGTCCAATGGTGCTTACCATGAATTTAGGTTTGTCGAATTGAATAGGCCATACCGTCTACGGATGACCACCAATAACGCATTTTCAAGGAACGTCAAACTAGGAAAGATAACCCTTTCCTTTTCGGACGATTTCCCAAAAGTGCCGACGGGCAGCCCTTATCCCAACGGGAAGAGTGGTGTCACCCAATCGGGCTACACCCTAGACGGGGTGGACTTCTCACAATTCGGTGCATACGTGCTGGACGGCACGGATACGGCCGTACGCAAGCTACCCAATGTGCAGTCTGCCTTGTCGGTCAGTGTCCCCAATGTAGCAGGCGTGACGTACGATGCCGAGGGTGTGAAATTCCAATCAAAGGATGTGGCGGTTAGCTTGCTCATTAAGGCCGATACCGTAGCCGGGTTTTGGAGACGTTATGACAGCCTCTTTGCAGCCCTATTGAAGCCCGACAGCCACAAGTTCAGATGCTCCGAAGTGAAGATGGAATACGACTGCCATTATAAAGGCTGTTCGATTTCCAAGTTCGAGATATTGCGCCAAACGCGCGTGTGGTGCGAGTTCACCGTTACCCTCACGTTCACTTCATGGCAAGCAATATGATAAACCCATTAAATACACAAAAACATGATTACCCTACACTATAACGACAAGACTAAAAACATTCAAGAAAGCGACAGCAGTTACCGCTATCGCGCACTAATGGCGAAGCCTCAACTCGTATTGAAGTTCTCACTAACCGAATATATAGAGTTTCCCATCGGTACATGGTGCGAGTATATGGGCGAAAAGTTCCGCCTGCATAAGGCGCAGGACATCAAGAAGAATGGCTTGCGCAACATCGAGTACACGCTCAATATGGGCGGTGACGAAGATAAGCTAGCCGATTACAAGTTTCGCAATTCGGTCGACCATCGACTGAAGTGGTCGATGTGTGCCAAACCGCACGAGTTTGCGGAGGAAATCGTCAAGAACCTTAACGAGCGCGAGGGCGCGGATGTGTGGTCTGTCGGTGATTGCTTGGATGCCAAGGAGAAGACCGTTGAGTTCAACCACGCCTACATTGACGCAGCATTGCAGGATGTGGCCGAGGTGTTCAAGACCGAATGGGAGATAGTGGACCACGTCATATCGCTGCACAAGGTCGAATACTTCAAAGATAGCCCCCTGCCATTGTCGTATGGTAAGGGCAAGGGTTTCATCCCTGGGGTCGGCCGTACCACGGCAAGCAACGAACAGCCGATAAAGAGACTGTATGTGCAGGGTGGCGACAAGAATATAGACCGCTCCAAGTACGGCTCGGCCGAATTGCTGCTGCCCAAAGGGCAGACGCTGGAATATGACGGCCGCACGTATCGCACGGACGATAAGGGCATATATGTCGAGCGCGTGGACAAGGTTTCCGATGCGGTCAAGGAAGATAGCTTGGATTGTTCCGAAATCTACCCCTCTAGGGTGGGCAAGGTTACGGCCGTAAACGTGATTAACAAACAGAAAAATTTCTACGACATCGTGGACAGCACCATCCCCGACAGCCTAGACTATAATAAGTACATCATCGCCGGCGAGAACATGACCATAGTCTTCCAAAGCGGGATGCTGGCAGGCACGGGCAAGGAGTTTGAACTGAAATACAAGCACGTGGACAAGCGGTTTGAACTTGTTCCACAAGAGATAGACGGCGTAACGATGCCGAATGAAACGTTCAAGCCGCAAGTGGGCGACACGTATGCCATATTCGGCTGCATGCTGCCCGATGCTTATGTGTGCGACAATGCCACGAAGTCGGGCGCGTCTTGGGACATGCTAAGGGAGGCTGCGCGCCACCTACGCGAGCACGAAGACCCGAAGTTTACGTTCACAGGCACATTGCAAGGCCTGTATGCTAAGCGCAATTGGGTCAATGTGGGCGGATACCTAAAAGTAGGAGGTTATATCCGCTTTTCTGACACGCAATTCGCCAAGGATGGCGTGGATATACGGATTACGGGCATAAAGGATTTCCTTACCAACCCTTATTCTCCCACTATTGAGATTTCCAACACTGTGTCCGCGCAGGGCATTGGGTCGCAGCTTAGGGAGATTGACAACCAAGAGGTGGCTCTTGCCGACACCAAGAGGGAGATTGTGCAGTACACCAAGAGGCGTTTCCGAGATGCGAAAGAGACGATGGAATTGCTCGAACGCTCGTTATTGGAGGGTTTCACCGACAGAGTTACGCCTATTGCCATCCGCACGATGCAGATACTCGTAGGAGATGAGAGCCTGCAATTCAGATTTGTCAACAATCGCACGAACCCCACGGCCGTGTCGCCAAAAATCACATATAACGGCACGAGCAAGCAGTTGTCAGTCAACGCTAGGCTGATACAGCACCTCACGCTTGGCATCAAGTCCATCAACCCCCAGCACAAGCCTATCGAATACCGATATTGGACGCTGGTGGAGTACATCAGCGCAAGGCTCGACAATACATCGACACCGTATTATCTATATGTAAAGGCTGAACGCAACGGCCTCAACGCCACGTTCACATTATCCGAGCGTGCAATACGCATGGAGGAAGACAACAGTTACTACCACTTTCTCGTCGGTGTGTTAAACAGCGAGCATGAGGGAGACCGAAGCTTCACAACGCTGTACGGCTATACCGAGGTTCTGCCAGGGCGCATCACCACGGATAAGATTGTAAGCGGTGATGGCAATAGTTACTTCGACATGCTGTCCGATGCCCTAAAACTCGGTGATAAGCTGCAATACAACGTTAACGGTGACGGACAATTGAAGATACGCGGCACAATAGTGCAGAGCCAATCGGGCGATGAAGCCCCCATCGGCTGCTTCCGTGGTAATTACGACCGCACCGCCACATACTATAACGGCGATGAGGTGACATACCTTGTCGACGGCAACTATTCGACATATCGATATGTGCATAAGACACCGTCAAAAGGTCATCTGCCTACCGAGGTAGGATATTGGGCGGTAATAGCCCAAGGGCAAAGGGGAAAGGACGGAAAGGGTGTGGAATACATCTATCAGCGCACGGACTTTGAGGCCGTACCCGCCACGCCCGCCTCGCAGAACACCAATGGGCATGTGCCCAGCGGATGGACGGACAACCCCTCGGGCGTTACGGCCGAATATCCTTTTGAGTACGTGTGTACACGTAAGCAAGGCGACAATGGAGTATGGGGCAATTGGAGCACGCCTAAGCTATGGGCGGTATTACCACAATTGAATGAAAACCTGTTAGAACAGAGCGATTTCGAGAGCATGGCCAAGATGGGCAAGTGGACCGCGACCAAAGGTGAAGACAATATCGCCAAGGGCAAGGGTAAAGACGGTACGAACGCCTATGTCGAAACGAACGACAAACGTTATTCCGAAAGTCCATATCGTGACGTATTACAGCAAACATTAGTCGGGAATGGCATTGCCAAATTGCAGCCATCGACATGGTACACGTTATCTTTTTGGGAGCGCAGTGGCTCGCATCGGCTGGACATCAACCAAACGAGCAGCGCATACGGGTTCGCCGAACAGAAGCTATACCTATTCTTCAAGCAGAAATATACCTTACAAGTAAATGGCCGTATCGATGCGCGTGCAAAGACTGACGGCAAGGTGCTGGCCGTATTCATATACAACAAGGATTGGACGTGGCAGAAAGCCATTCAGATAGACACGACCGAGGACACGACAGCCGTATTAGAGTTTTCGGATGTTCCGCGTGATGGTGAATACCTTATGGCGGCATTCCTATACAACGACAGCGCACCTCGTGACGGCAAGGCCACACTCAATTGGGTTCGGCTTGTCAACCAATCGTGGTGTACACAATCTTTCGTCTATCCGTCGGCCGTGGATAATAGCTTGGTGGTTGTCGACGGCGCAGAGAGTCGTGATGTCGGCAGCGACCTATCCGTAACATACGCCCCGAATGACACCACGGAGTGGCGCAGACATGTCGTGACGTTCAAGACCAAAGATGCGCTGCCTACCGATACCGAGCAATATGCCTTGTTACGCCTGCTGCCCTCTCCTATTACTGGGCAAAAGAATTATTGTGAAATCTGCATGCCCAAACTGGAAGTAGGGAAAGTGGCCTCAACATATACGCGGAATATTACCGATGTGGCAGCAGATATACCGACACCCGCCCTTGTCTTCCGCGGTGAATATGATGCCTCTAAGACCTACTATGGCAATCGCTACCGCGTGGATGCGTGCAAGTTCGGTAATGCCTACTTCGTTTGCCGTAATGACGCGGGCGAGGTTAAGGGTGTCGAGCCTACCAATACAAGCAAGTGGAACTCTTTCGGTGCGTCTTTCGACAGTGTAGCCACGGGGCTGTTGCTGGCCGAAAACGCAGAAATCGCAGGGTGGGTCTTCCGTGACGGGAAGTTGTATTCGCAGAATGGGAAGGCGTATCTCGATGGTGTGACGGGAGATGTGGATATTCAGGGCAAATTCCTTGGAACGATAGATGCTACATCAGGTAAATTCAAAAAACTCATCTGCGTAGGCAACGCTGGTGAAGAAGCGGGCAGTATCGAGTTCTATACCAGCGGTTCTATTGGCATCAACGGTGGGCTGCGCGTGTATAATAATTTTGGATGTGACGGCGATATTCTGCATAATGGTCAGAAGAATGGGAGAACTCTCCGCTTCTATTCAGGAGATATATTATGCCGAGGCTCGTTCGGGGCATCGAGCAGAGTTACGGCCATCGTCGTGGGGGATAAGATAAACATACTCACGATGGGCGACAAATATACAACAATAAAAGGTACGTTGTGCAGGATTAGAAAGAGGTCACAACATGGCGAAAGGGATGTATTGTGCATACCGTTGTATGTGGCCAATGGATACGGGGTATATAACATACATGGGACATCTATGCAGTGGGGAACTAACGAACTTAACGGTCTCCATATAGATACGGTTATAATAAAGAATACAGAAGCGACGACAATATACTGCCTTGATGGAGACCTTGGCAAGGTCGTTCATGTCCTTTCGCAGTCTGAAAGATTAGAAATTGACAACGGTGTTACAAAGTTGGAATATGGTAAGATTGCCGTTGACAGGACCTATACGCTGCCCAAAGGAAAGATTGTCACATTTTCCTGCGTCGCAAAAGAATATAAAGAAGCTCCGTTTTATCGGTATTCCGAAGAGTGGGTATGTGACCTCTAAGCCAATGCCACCTCTCCCAACAGAGTTATTATAGGATGAAATTATACAGAATTTGATTAAAAACGATTGTTGTACAATCACTTTTTGTGTCTTCATAACGTACTAGATAAAAAACATTAATTTCGCCCTAACAAAATACCCAACAGGTATCTATTATTTAAATTTGTAAATTAATAATGTACCACGACATAATGAATTGCAACAATAACCGCGGTCTGACACCGCTAGCAAGAAAGAATTACAACGAAGATTTCTACGTACGTCTTCGATTGGGCACGGAGGGAAGCCACAAGCCTTTCCCCGGTGGCGACTTCACGGTGATATTCACAAGCACAGGCGGTGGCAGATACGCATGTGGCCGTGAGAATGGTGCATTGACCAATTGTAAGGTCAACCCAGACGGCACCGCAACGTGTTTCATCCAAGGCGGTAACTTGGAGGTCGGCACGCTCAAAGCGGAGGTGCGCATCATGCAGGAAGACCCCAATTTCCCCAGCGGCAAGCGCAGGGACGTGCTTTTCCCCGATGGCGTGATAGAACTCGTCACTGGTGCCAGCTCGTTCGATGACGTGCAGATGGAGGTAGCGATGAACTACGCCATCGTATCCGCATACGAGTTGGCGACAAAGAAAGGCTACCAAGGCACGCAGGAAGAGTTCTACGCCACGTTCTCCGAACTCACCAAGACGATGAACGCAACCAAGGAGACGGCCAAAGGCTTGCAAACGAAATTGGAAGAGGTAAATAGAGAGTGGGAGAATTTGAACACGTCCATAACCGACAAGCTAAGCACCATCAAAGACGGCAAGAGCGCATACGAGCTTGCCAAGGAACAAGGGTTTGTTGGTACATTGGTAGAGTGGCTGGCATCACTCAAAGGTCTTAAAGGAGATAATGGTGATACTGGCCGGCTGGCGTTAGTCAACCACGGCACGGCCGACACTACGTTTACTCTAACCCCTAATGCTATGCACGTGTGGGGCGAAGTGGCGCAGCTTAATTTAACACTAGGTACTCCAATGCCAAATGTGGTTAATGAATACGCTTTCGAGTTCCAATCACCTAACGGAACGCCTACAAATCTATCACTTCCTGCTACCTTGAAGTGGTATAACGACTATACGCCCACCATTCGAGCTGGTAAGCGGTATCAGGCGTCTATTGTGAATAATGTAATAATCATGGGGGAGGTTAGTGTATGAATAGGCGAACATTCATGATGAAGAACAGCCTAGACCAATTATGCGTGGACGGTGTTAACTATTCTGTACAACCTAATAACGAGATATGGTACACAACCATAGATAACAATAAGGCTGATGCAGTGGCAGTGTTAACCGGTTATGGTAGTGACAAGGCAACACAGATATTGGCGCATGTATTTGAAAATGGGGTTTGGAAAGTCAAGGCCGACCGCCCCATAGTGTATATTCCAGAGAATTACATTAGATATGCGCCAAATCTTGTATCAGTATCTCTACCAAACCGTGTAATAACACTAAGGGCTTGGTCAATGGGGCTTGAGAGATACTATCGAAGTACACCTAATTTACGTACGGTTATTTTATCTAGCGTACCTAAGATATTTAATTCACAATTTCCGCCATTTCAATGTGGTGATTTAGATATATATATACCAAAAGAAGGCTTAGAAGAATTTACGTCCTTAGGCATGTCTAAAAACCCTACTAATAGAGTTCACGAATGGGGTAATCCAGAGCCGCAATTAAATATCGTAGACCCTTATGCTAGGCAAACACTAGAAAGATTATATGAGGGTAAAATGAGCATGGCTAATGTACTTAGAATAACAGCTTTAAACAGTACGTTTAATAACTCTCCCCAATTACGTACTTTTGAAGAGTTGAAGTACTTTATCAATGTAACTTCGATGTATAGAACATTCTCATATTGTCCAAATTTGACAGGCACAATAACAGTCCCAGCAAGTGTAAAAAGTATAAGTGTAGTTTGTTTCTTTCAAACGCAATTGGAGGGAATTGAATTTTTGGCACAAGATTTTAAATGGGAATCATTAGCTGTGAGGCAGAATAATAATTTGAAATGGATTAAGATGCACTCTATTGAGCCGCCACAGAAGATTGAAACAAATAGAACACAATTTGATTATGATAGTGGTAATGATACGTGGAAATTATATGTGCCAGATGGTTCAGTAAATAAATATAAGGAAGATTTCAATTTCAGAAATCTTAAAGAAAGAATTAGACCAATGAGCGAATTTAAAGAATAGGATATGAGATACGTAGACAACGAGGGGAACTCTGCCCCAAACAATATCGTGATAGACGGCATGATGGTGCTTAACCCAACGGCCGAGCAGTATGAAAAGGCGGGATATATGCCGTATATCGAGCCAATGCCCACAGAAGACGACTTGTTGAAACAAGCCATCGATAGCAAGGTGGATGAGATTAAGGAGTACGACATGTCCCCTGCCGTGAACTCGTTCAAGCTTAACGGCATGGATGCGTGGCTAAGCCGTGAAGACCGCATCGGCACTAGCAGGGCTATCCAATTGGACAAGGAGAACGGCCAAACCGAGAGCGAGATATGGCTAAATGGCTTTTGCCTAAACGTGAGTTGCGACCTAGCCTTGAAAATGCTGGGCATGGTAGGCCATTACGCCTACAAGGCCTACAACCGCACGCAGGCTCACATCCATGCCGTACGGCAGTTGAAATCGGTAGAGGGGGTACAGAAATACGACTACAAGGTCGGTTATCCCGAGAAGTTGGACTTAAAGACGGTGTGATATGGCAATAATCAGTTTAATAATTTTGGCGACATACCTAGTCGCGATGGGGTTAGCATACGGAGTGAGAGAATACGTCAGCGATAATTATTACATCGGAAAGCATCCGTGGCTGTTCTCCGTAGTAATAGCCGTAAGTGGTGGGCTGATGTTGCCCCCGATGTTGGAAAAGGGCGGTGACGCTTCATTCTTGGCCTTGTTCGCGGTCTTCGGGCTGCTGATAGTCGCCATTGCTCCACATTATAAGGTAGACAAGATGCACGCTGTCGGGGCTTTCACCGCGTTGATATGCGGTGTGATGTGGGCAATGTCATTCCATACGCGGATTGTAGCATGTGTGGCGATGGCGTGGGGCTGCTATTGGGCAGCTAAGTTGCCAAAGCCGTACTATGTGGGCGAGGTACTGGCTTTCGGGCTTATTTACGGAACATTATTAATTTAAAAATAAATGCTTAAAGACAAATTATGGGAAAGGTGATTGTAATCTTATGGATTTTGTTCGGGCTGTACCTGCTGGTCATGGCAGCGATGGTGGCAGACCTGTGGTCGGGAGTTAGAAAGGCGAAGAAGTTGGGCATTGCCGCGTCCAGCTATGGTTTCAAGCGAACCGTCGACAAGGCCGCCAAGTATTATAACCTCATGATTGCCCTCACGGTGATAGACGCAATGCACATGGCGGCGATATGGTATTTAGAAGAGTATTACCAATACCACCTGCCGATGTTCCCATTCATCACATTGCTGGGGGCTATCTGCATCGGGCTTATCGAGATTAAGTCCATCTACGAAAAGGCGGAGGACAAGGTGCGCATCGATAACGTGGCGGCATTGGCCAAACAGATTATCGTACACCGCGACAGCATGAATGAAATTGCCAATGCGGTGGGCGAATATATGAAAAAGAAAGAAAACGAAAAAGAAAAGGAGGAAAAGTAATGGAAATGATTAAGAACTTCTTGAAAGAGTTTAGTTTGGCCAAGATGGTGTTCATCATCCTTGGTCTAGTGTTCGGATTTGTGCCGATGTTAACCGAAAGTGAGGCGGAGTACAATTGGGTGTTCGCATTCATTGCCTGCGCCATCATGTGCGCCTTTTTGGAGGGCATGCGCGCGGTCATGGTGAAACCCAAGTCAGAGGAAGACGAGGAAGACGAAGTCGAGAAAAAGAAAGGCAAGAAGCCTCGTTACGATTGGCGCAATCCTGTGTTGGCACTGGTGGCGACTGCCATTTCAATCGGTATATGCTTACTGCTATGAAACCGACCGAAAGATTGGCAAGTTTCGGTTCGGACAGGTGGATGCACGTCACGGCATCCCTTGTCCTTGCCGACATCACCACGCGATGCTTGCGCAGGTGTGGCGCAGGCTGCCTTATCTCCGCTGGCGTTGGCTTTGGCGTAAGTTTGGCGGTAGGCATCGGCAAGGAGTGTTACGACAAGTATAAGGAAAATGAAAAGTTTGATTGGGGCGACATCAAAGCGGACATCATCGGTTCTGTGTGTGGCTCTGTAATTGGTCTAGTGTGAAAGGAGGTGCAGAATGAAATTAACATTAAGGACAAGGGCAAATAAGGAAACATATACTATCGGGCATCTGTTCGTTGATGGTGAGTATTTCTGCGACACGTTGGAAGACACCAACCGCGGACTTAACGACAACATGTCAACTGCCGAAATCCTCAAAAAGAAAGTAAGGGGCAGGACGGCCATACCGCGAGGGACTTACGAGGTAAGGCTCACGATGTCGCCAAGGTTCAAGCGCGTAATGCCCCTACTCATGAACGTGAAAGGCTTTGAGGGTGTGCGCATCCATTCGGGAAACACACCCGAAGACACGGAGGGGTGCATCCTTGTAGGTCTTAACAAGATTAAGGGACAGCTCGTTGAGAGCCGCAGCACTTTCGATAGGCTATATCGGGCAATGGCGGCGGAAGTGCAGCGAGGAAAGAAAGTATTCATTGAAATTGTGTAGGTATGAAAGGAAAGGACATTCTAATATTGGTATTGCTGACTATCGCCTTTGCCTTAGGATTTTACCTAGGGAAAGGTGGGAAAGGCGAAGAGCGCGTAAAGGAGCGCATTAAGACGGAGGTGGTGACAAAGTACGACACCATCAAAGCGGCAGCTCCAAAACCTGTCCACGATACCATCGTAAAGTGGCAGGAGGCGAGAGTTCCAAGCGACCATTTTCGTGACCTCACGAAA